GTAAGTAAGGCACCCATACCTAAATCTTTTAACGCCTGTGCACCATCACCTTTAACTTTACCGGTTTTTACTTTAGATTTTTTATTATTATTACCAGCAAGAGCAGCAGCAATTTTATCTAAGTTTTTAGAATCTTTACTCCCTGCCAATCGGTCAAAAGCCTTATCTCTTAATCGCTGGAATGTGAAACTTTTAGTTTGTTCGGCTTCTCCGATAGTTACTGCAAGAAGATTTCTTAAAATATTATTAGTCTCTTGTACGGCCGCTAACTGTTGAACATTAGTTTGGAGTATTTGTTGATTTAAAGCATCGCCTGGATTACTACCTCTTGATCCCATGCCATGAATAATGAATTCTTCAATTTTTTTGATGCTTTCATTTGTTTCATTTGCATAAGCCTCCATCTTTGATAGAGGACCCATTAAGTCTTTAAGAGTTATAGCTGCCATAGTATATTTATTAGAACTTAGGCAGGCTTATTTTAGGCATTGATGGTGTTTTAAATGAAGACATGTTTTTCATTTGTTTTTTCATGCCATTAACATTATATTTTTCCTCAGCAGAAGTAGATGCTTGCCCTTCTTGATCATTGCGCTCCTTTATTATGTCGTTAAACATTTCCAAAGTATACTCATATTCATAGAAAGGTAGCAAATCCAACTCAGATGGCTGGAGATGCAACTTTTCTAATAATAAAACTCTAACCTTAAAGAAGTTCAGAAGTGATATCCTGAATAATAAAGAGAGCCTTGACGCCGCCGGGAAAGGAAAGCGGGACTGTGACCTCCGCATCACAACTTTCACATGGATAGACAAATTCTGGCTTGACTCCAATTTTAGCTTTTTCTACAAGTCTATAAATAATTGAATATTTACTCGAATCCCAACCTTGAAATTCAGTTATTTTAGAAAAGATTTCATTAGAATTAAATCCTCTCCATTCTCTTTGTACATAAGGTAATACTGTTAAGGATGACTTATCCCAAGATTTATTTTCCTCTTCGCGTTTTCGTATCCAATCAGTAATAGCTCTCATGACACCGATAGTAGGTGGGGCTATTGTTAACTCCCCATGTTTTTTAGTAGGGACTGTATAACACTTATTTTGATAATCATAGTATTTTTCTAACAATTCATCTTCTTGGTGAAATTGTAAATTAGACGTTGTAAGTTCAACAGATTCTTGAGACTTACACGTTGGGCTTGAACATTTCTTTTTACCAACCGGCATCATTAATTTATTTTCACCATTTTTAAACGTTAATTCTCTGATAGCCAAAATTAAGTATATTCTATCTTCTTCTAAAATATCACGATAAGAACCCCTCTGTGTTCCATACATTATCTTAGTACAATTAACTAACATAGAATTTAACTTCTCATCCACGTCTAAGATATTTTCTTCATCTACTGTTGAAAAATCCCTAACCTCACCAACTCTCGCTGCTCTAATATGGATTTCAAAATCTTCTCTATAAAAACGACCCTTTGATGGAAATTGTGTTAGGTCTAATTTAATATATCCTGCCAATGATTGAATTCTTTTAATTTCAGGATCATCTGGTGATGTAATACCCATACCTCTGCTAGTATCTACTTTACCAAGTTCGGTTATTACACTATCATCATTACTCTTAACAGTAGCCTCTGCATCTTGAATACCTTCTGCTGCTTCAAATTCTTTTTTAATATTGTCCTCGTGACTGCTCATAATTTACTTAATTTTTTGTTAATTGTTTTTCTGTAGTTGTTTCTTCTACGATATGTTTTACTATTAGCTGTCTAACATATCGTGAAACAGCAATTGGTTTTGTTTTTGATTCCATTGATTTTCTAATGATAATAGCATTTAAATTATCTTCATCCTCAGGCGTTAAAAGAACTTGTAATTTTTTAGTAAGTCTTTTTTTCTGTGGAATCATTTCTTGAACGCTTTCATTATAACCATATTTTGGATTGTCTGCTTTGAATTTTTTAATCCAATGTTCAACTCTCTCCATTATATGCCCTAATGATTCATCTTGCTCAAATTCTTCTAATGTAGTTTTAATAAAGGATCTTACTCCAAAATCTTTAACTGCTCTTTTAATGTATTTACCTGATCCTAAATTATTAGGATTGTCATTAATTGAGTAACCTACATAGACTTTTCCATCTGTTGTATTTTCTACTTTAAAGATAGTCATAATTTAGATTATATAATTTATATTATATATTAGAGTGATGACAAAAAAACTGGCCATAAGGCCAGTTTTTAAAGTTAAATTTAGATATTAAAGATTTGTAGCTCCAACATTTTCTTCAACCCAGTGATCACAACGATAAGTCATTGTTAATTCAGCAGGATCTGGAGTTTCATAATTTAATTCATCTACAAAATCAGGTTGTCCTGTTGGGAATACATCTTTACAAGTAATCTTTCTGAAAATATCACCTGCTCTGTTATATTGTACGATAATCATACTTCCAACATAATCCTTCTTCAATCCCATTTCACCAGTTAATGGATCATAAGTTAATTTATACCAATTACGGAATGTATTGTAAATATAGTTTTCATTTGCTTCGTTTAAGTTTAAGCTGAAATTAATGGTAAGATCCAAGAATGTCTGTCCTGGCATACCTGCAAATGAACGATCAGCAAATTTATATTTCTGACCTACTGCATCTACTGAAGGGTTAAGATTATTTAATCCTCCGATAGTTTTAACTTGTTCCAAGATTAAACCCGTATCATCCCCTAGCGGTGAAAATACAGTCACCTCAAATAGGTTAGGCTGAATAGGTTCGTACCTTTGGCTACTGGCCCTTGATTGGGTATAATGTGGTAGTGGCATATTATTTTATTTTTTTTATATATTCTCTTTCAGTTTTTCTTATTGGAAGTTTCCTGAGCTAATAGCACCTGTTTTAAGAATTGTAGTTCTCTGTACGAGAATTTCCATTCCTCTCACTGGCTCAATGTATGTATCTAAGATACCTACATTTTGATCAATAACTTCTGGTGTGTTATTGGTTTCATCCATTACGTTTTTAAAATCGTAAACACCATCATCATTTTGAACCGTTGATAAGAAGTTATCAGCAAGCGTTTTAATTTCCAATCTAGTCTGGGCTGTATTAAATTCAAACAGATAGTTTTTCAAAATTGCTTCTATACCATCTTGGATGTAAATTACAACTTCTCTAACATTGATTGAGCTTAATGCAGATTTAGTAACCTGTTGTGCCGTTTTGTTAGCAAAGATTGTTGGACCAGTTCCACTTTGGAATACAATTGGATTTAATCCAAATGGCTCTAAGTATTCTCTGTCCTCTTTTCCAAGATTCAGCTCTAGTCCTACAACACCAGTTCCTCCTACAACACCTCTACGAACACCTGCAACTAATGACCATGGTAAAGCATTTTCATACTTTGCAATAAAGTTATTAGAAACATAAGGGGCAGGTACAACATTGATGTTCTTACCTAAATCCCTAACGGTAATGAATGGGTAATAGAATGCTCCCCAACTTGCACCTTCGGTTGGTGAAGGTAACGAGAATCTAACTGTTGGGTTCTTAGAAAGATCACCTCCAGTAGAAATAAATCTAGAAGAAAGAGATCCAGTTAAATCTAAGAACGAAGGATCGGTACTATTTTTAAAGTCCTTAGCAGAAGGCGCATTAATCAGTGCAAATGCGTTTTTGCGTGTAGAACATAATGTAGTATAAATGGATTTAGATCCACTTTCAAT